TAGAAAGCCAAATAGCTGAACTTGAAGATGAAAATAAAGTACTTCGCAAAAATGGCGAACTTAATAGGCAAGATGAATATGTTAAAAACTTAAAACAAGTAATTGACCAAACATTAAAATCAAAACATAAGTATAAAAAATTAAGTGAAGAATTAATGTATAAAAATAGCGAGTTATATTTTAAACTTAATAACCAAAATATACAAGTATGATAATTATAGCAGCAATATGCTTTGCAATATTCTTTATAGAGATACACCAGTTTCACAGGAAGTGGCATTTGGATTTTAAACCCTTCAGTTGCACAAGTTGTATTGCAGCTTGGACAGGGTTAATATTATATTTACTACCTGAAGTATGCACTAACATAGTAGCTTTTGTATTTATTCCAGGAGTATTAGCACCAGTATTAAGCAAAATAATGTGGAACTTATGGAAATAGAACACAGAAACTTTTTAGACCTGCATAGACCAAATTACGAAATGGTACAAAATGGCTATGTAAGAAACATAGAACTTGACATCTTAAAAATGTACGAGCATATATATCGAAAGTATATGAACCCAGATTTTATACTAACAGTATGGTGCAGCCATTGTATCTTTGATATGATTAAAAGACTATACGAATGGTATGACATACAACCTAAACCAAAAAAGCGCAAATGAGAATACTTTGTATAACATCAGCCAATAGCGGAGTTGGTTATCACAGAATTATGATGCCTATTGTTAATATGCAAAAGGACTATGCTTTAATAACCGATGTCCTTAATGATGAAATACTTGAACAGGGATGGGACATTCTGCTTATAAATAGAATGCTAAACGAAATAAACGCAACGCAATTAGTAGAATGGAGAACTAAGTATGGCTTTAAATTGGTAGTGGACAATGACGATTACTGGGAACTTGAACCAAGCCATTTGTTGTATCTAAGTTATCAGTATTTTAATACAACTCAAAAGATACTTGATAACATAAAGATTGCTGACCTTTGCACCTGTACACATGAAAGGTTAGCCAACGAAATATATAAGCATAATAAGAATGTACATATTTTGCCTAATGCCTTACCTTATGGGCAAGAGCAGTTCCAGGATAATAAGACCGAAGATTATAAAACAAGGCTATTCTGGTCTGGTAGTGGAACTCACGAAAAGGATATTGAGTTACTAAGACAACCTTTTAAGAGGTTACAGGGCATGAATATTAGAACCATAATAGCTGGGTACAATGATGCAGAAAAGCCTGTATGGGATAAGATGATTGATGCTTTTACTTGCGGGTTAAAGCTTAATCCTACTATTTATAACTATGCAAGAGTTACGGAATACATGGGAAGCTATACGGATAGCGACATATCTATTATTCCTTTAGTAGATAGCAAGTTCAATACGATGAAGTCAAATTTAAAGGTATTAGAGACGGCAGCAAAGAAGAACCCTGCAATTGTTAGCTATGTACATCCATATATCAACTTGCCAGTTCATTACGTTAAAAGCCAAAAGGATTGGTATAAACATATAAAAGATTTAGTCAGTGATGCGGATATGAGGAAGGAGAGCGGACAGAAGCTTTTTGAGTTTTGCCAAAAGAATTATAACTTCGAGGCAATAAATTTAGACAGAAACTATATTTATAATAAACTAATTTCTCATAGTTAAATTTTTAATTATTAATCAACGGAAAATTTAATGGGGAAGCTATGAGGAAACACACACAAATATATTTGCAGGGGATGGGGTATAAAACAACCGACTTCGTTCCCTGCGAGGTTTGTGGATGCCAGGCGGTCGATGTTCACCATATAGAAGCAAGAGGAATGGGTGGCTCTAACGAGAAGGATGTAATAGAAAACCTAATGGGGTTATGCAGAAAATGTCATATAGACTTTGGAGACAAGAAACAATATAAAGAATTTCTAAAAGATATACATAAACAAAACTACCGATGCTATTAACTGACAAGGAGTTCCTGGAGTATGAACTTAACAACGGAATAGGAATGCATAACGATTTCTTTAAGGACTTGGCTCGTAATAGCGTAGCCCAGATTAAAGATTTACCTATTAAATCAGTATTAGATTACGGGGCAGGAACAGGGGTTTATAGCGATGCTTATTTCCAGGCAGGGTACGATATTGTTGCTTATGAAATATTCCAGTCACATAGGAAATATATGAGGCAAAACGTAGCTTATGTAGAAATAGTAGACGAACCAGTTACAACAGACTTGCTTAATTTTATAGAGACGGCAGAACATATGACCGACAAAGAACTTCATTACCTGTTCAGTAAGATAAAGCCCAAGTATATTTTATTCAGTTCTACATCACAAAGAGTTCCAGGCTTTGACGAGTCCTGGGGGCATATCAATATAAAAGAGCAAATAGAATGGGATAGCTTTTATAAGTCAAAAGGCTATACTAAGATTAAAGATTTATCACAACCTACAAATTGGAGCAAATTATATGGCAAAGATTAAAGAGAACAATAGTAAAGTAAATTTTGGTAAACGTAAAAGAGGCTCTGCAAAGAAGTCTTTTAATAAGCATAACCCAAGACCTAAGGCATATAAAGGACAAGGCAGATGAGAAAGCTAAAGGCAATCTGGTATATCTTAACTCATAAAGCTTATTTTCTTGCAGTATGTAAGACGGGCTTTAATGGAGACGAAATGACAACTATTGGGAATTATACCTATTCAATGGCAGACACTTTAATTAATAAGCACATAAACGATATAGATAATTTTTTAGACCAACAGGATGCATTAGATGAAGCCAATGAAATTATAAATGGAATATTATGATACAAAAAGTACCAATCAACTCAGTAAAAGCAAACCCTAACAATCCACGAATTATAAAGGATGATAAGTTTGCTAAACTCGTTAAGTCAATTAATGAATTCCCGCAGATGCTAAACCTCCGACCAATTGTAGTAAACGACGAAATGGTTGTACTCGGTGGAAATATGAGACTAAAGGCTTGTAGGGAAGCAGGACTGAAAGAAATATCAATCATTAAGGCAAGTGAGTTAACGGAAGAGCAGCAAAAAGAGTTTATAGTAAAAGACAATGTGGGCTTTGGAGAATGGGACTGGGAGGACTTAGCTAATAACTGGGATGCTGAAGACTTAGAAAATTGGGGCTTAGAAATTCCAGGGGTAAGCGATAGCGAACAAATAGAAGGCGAAATAAAAATTAGCAATGAATTAGACCAACAGAGCAATTACATAGTGTTAAAATTCAGTACTGATATTGACTGGTTACAGGTACAGAGCATATTCCAATTAGAGAGCACATATAGCCTAAGACAGAATGGTAAGACCTGGAGTAAGGGAGTAGGAAGGGTAATTGATGGCGTGGATGCTATTTTAAAAATTAAAGAGAGCGGAAATGAAGGTTAAATTTTATGCCCCGTCTTATAAGAGACCACAGAAAAGCATTACCCAAATCAACTACCCATTTGTTAAATTAATAGTAAGGGAAAGCGAGGCGGAAGAATATATAAGGAATGGTAACGATATACATATTGTGCCAGATAGTGCCCAGGGAAACCTATGTAGGATTAGAAATTATATTTTAGATAACCTATTCGATGCAGATTGCGTTATCTTATTGGATGATGATTGCAAGGGCATTTATAGATGGGAGGAACAAAGCAAGGTTAAGTTTAACCCAGAAGAATTAATGGAGTTCTGCGAGTCAATGGCTATATTATGTAACGACTGGGGGTTTAAGTTCTGGGGATTGAATTGCATACCCGACAAGGGAGCGTATAGAGAACATACCCCGTTTGGTACTTTACAATACATTGGTGGACCTTTCCAGGCTCACTTAAAAAACAATATTAGGTACGATGAAGATTTACCACTAAAAGAGGATTACGATATTACGCTGCAGCATATTAAAGCCAATCGAGGATGCCTAAGAGTTAACTATGCATTTTATGATGTGAAACAAGCTGAGCAATCTGGTGGGTGTGCTACATATAGAAACCTACAAAAAGAAAAGGAACAATTTGAATTATTACAAAAGAAATGGGGCTCGAATATTATAAGTCAGGACAAGAAAAGCAAAAGAAGTTATGACTTTAACCCTATATTAAAGATACCTTTGAAGGGGGTATAAACAGAATAAAAACAGAATGAGCAAAGAACATTTAATACCATTCAAGCCAGGTCAATCTGGTAACCCAAATGGGAGACCAAGGAAATACGTAAGCTTATTAAAAGAGCAGGGGTATAAGGTATCGGAAATAAACGATACTATCCAGGCTATGATGGCAATGGATATAGAGGAACTTAAGTCAGTATGGGATAACCCAAGGGCAACTATATTAGAAAAAACAATCGCAGCTGCTATGCGTAAAAGCCTTGAAAAAGGAAGCCTTTATAGTTTAGAGACTTTGATTACTCGGGTTTATGGGAAACCAAAGGAGACGCTGGACACTACTAATAAAACAGAACTAACAGGCAAAATACAGGTTGAAGTTGTAACAAGCGGAGTACCTATAGCCAACAGAGAAACAGATGTTTAAGACTACCGATGTATTTTTAAGTAACAGAAATGCTGAAACCGACATTGTAATTAATCAAGGCGGTACAAGTAGTGGAAAGACCTATTCAATATTGCAGAACTTATTCCTTCACGCAATAGAAAACGATAGGGCTATTATCACTGTTGCAGGTCAGGATATACCAAACTTAAAAGTTGGACCGATAAGGGATGCCCATAACATAGTAGATAATACAGAAGGACTATCCAATTACATTTTAGAGTATAACAAATCGGATAGGGTGTTTACGTTTGTAAATGGCTCGATTATAGAGTTTAAAAGTTATGATGATGCCCAGGATGCGAAGCAAGGTAAAAGAGACTACCTATTCTTAAACGAGGCAAATGGCGTAGATAAAATTATATGGGACGAACTTTATATCCGTACCAAAAAGAAAAGCTATATTGACTATAACCCAAACAATGAGTTCTGGGTGCATACTGATTTAATAGGTAAGCCAAACGTAACGCTTATAATCAGCGACCATAGGCATAATACTTTCCTTGACCAAAAGATACACGAGAAAATCGAGGCTATCGAAGACCCAGAACTATATAAGGTTTATGCTCGAGGACTTACTGGTAAACTTGAGGGCGTTATATTTAGAGACTATAACGTAGTGCCTGGAGTTAGCCCAGATGCTAAGCTTATAGGGTACGGCTTAGACTTTGGCTTTAGTAATGACCCTACGGCTTTGGTTGCCCTTTATTCTCAGTCTGGAGAACTCATCGTGGACGAGCTTATTTATGATAGGGGGCTATTGAATGTGCGTATTAGCGATTTGATGCGTGAATTAGGCGTTAACGGGCGTATCGTGGCAGATAGTGCCGAACCGAAATCAATCGCTGAATTAAGCGCATATGGATGGCAAATAGAGGGTGCTAAAAAAGGTGCTGATAGTGTCAGGCAATCTATTAATACTTTGAAGCGTTATAAACTCAATGTAACACAAAGGTCGAGCAATCTAAAGAAGGAAATGAATGGCTATAAATGGAAACAGAACAGAGACGGAAAGCTTGACAATGAGCCAGTCGATTTCCTTAATCATGCCATTGATGCTCTAAGGTATGCCTCACTTAATATCCTGGACAACCCAATGTCAGGAAGATATGCTTTCTTGTAACTTATTGATTTTCAATAATAAGTAAAAAATCTACATTTTTTTTTAAAAAAAGTTTACCCATTTTGATTGTGGAATGTGAATGCTTTGTATATTTGATACATCAATTAATCAAAAAACACAATCACAAATGAAAACTCAAGTAACACTAAACGAATTAGAAATTTTAACTCAGGTAGCTAATTGCCAAATTGAAGATGGTTTTTCGGAATATACTTCGGTAAGTAGTGATAGCGAAAAAGGTGCTCTTGGTTCACTTGTTAAAAAGGAATTGATTTACGATGCTTACTCTGGAATGAATGAGGGGTATATGTATTGCTTGACAGAAAAAGGAATAGAAATGTGCGAAGAATTAAAAGTATCAACTGACCATATTTATTTTTTTAATTAAATAATTCCAGGGATGCGACTGACCAACGCATAATTTTAACCACACAAAAAACACAGATATGAAAAATCAAAAAACTATCACGATTTATGGCTTACAATCTTCATCAATAGCTTACTGCGAGGCTATGGGATTATCGAAATGCTTTGAGGCTTATGCTAATATCACAGAAGAAATAATGGAGGGGGGAATAGGTTTCAATAGCAATTCTGGTTATATTTATATCGCTTTAGAAAATGGTATCAGTATCTGCTCAATGCTTGGAAAGGATGTGGAATATATGGTAACTGACTTTAATGATGGACAAGAATATTTTTGTGACACATATGAAGAAGCTGAAGCTTTTGATTTTACAGAATTATAAACCAAATAAACTAAACACAATGAAAAAAGAAAACAAATTAGGAAACATCGTACACTTATCCGCTCTTGAAAAAGCAAGTAAAAATATTGAAATACTCTACAATTTTTGCGGAGACTTTCACAAAGTATTAGAGTCGGACTATAAGCAACAAGACCTAAAAGAAAAAGGGATGACTTTCCCGCAGTATTGCGTAGTAGTATTTGCAAATTTAATAGAACCACAAACAAAATAAAATGAAAAAAGAAACCGCTCAACTATTAGCCGTATTTTTAGTAGCCTGTTACCTTATTGGTCAACTCCAGGATATATACGCAAAATGATTTACGTTATCTGCTCCCTGCTTATTGCAACAGGATTTGTGATGGCAGCCATCAGTGATTACTTTATAAAACAAAACAATGACAGAACTAAGCAAAGAATACATAGACAAGTATTACGCAAGTGAACCCATTAGCATTATGATGAATAACATAAACGCTACTTACCTTGAAATATTAATGTACTGCAAGGAGAGAGGCTATGAACCTTCTAAGCGTAGATTAAGAAGAAAAGAACATAACTCAAAAAAAGGCTTTTTTGACATTGAAACCTATAAACCAGAAACAATTTAACCAATGGAACTACAACAAATCTTTGAGACAACAAAAGAACAAAGGGCGGAGTTTACGCACCAATTAATTGAACGCCTAAACAATGGGGAACTTGACCCGTTAAAAACGCACCTCCAGGTTAAAGCCTTAGAGGATATGCTTGAGACCTTAAAAGCAAGTAAGGATTACAAAGATGCGGTATTAAACGCAGCAGTTCAGAACGGCAAGGAGTTTGAGTATATGAGTGCTAAATTTAACATTAGAGAGGTTGGCGTTAAGTATGACTATACCAAATGTGAAAGCCCTGCTTATGATGAAATAATGCTTGATTACAACGATGCATCAAAACGTAAAAAAGACATGGAGGACTTTTTGAAAAAAGTGCCACATTCTGGTCTTGACATTATAAATGGAGTTACTGGAGAGGTCACAAGGGTTTACCCACCTGCCAAAAGTAGTACAACAAGTGTAGCCGTATCATTAAAATAAAACTTATGATTTTAAAAATTATTGGACTTATTATACTAATTTTAGCGATTATAGAAATTAGAGACATATATAACCAAACCAAATGATAGTAGCGATAATATGTTCTTTAATATTAGCGACCATTATATCTGTTATCTGGGTAAGGTTAATAGACCAAAGCAATAGGATATTAGAACAAGATAAAAAAGAAGACATATGACCTGGAACGATTTAACAGTCTGGCAGTATCAACAGATTTACCCAATAGTCACTAAACCTGAAAAGGACTGGACTAACTTGGATGTGGAAAGTAAACTTGTGGGGATAATCTACAACATGACAGATATGCAGGTAGATAGTTTAACTATCCAGGAGTTCAATAAATTGAGGTCAACGCTTAGCTTTTTAGATGATAAAATAGAGGGCAAACCAGTTAAGTATACGCAAGTAAATGGCAGACGATACCGATTTATTTATGATGTACAAAAAATTAAGGCAGCCCGTTATATAGAAAGCAAGGTATTTAGTACTGACCTAATCAGTAACATACATAAGTTGGCAGCCTCGATGGTTATGCCTATGCGTAAAACTTGGTACGGCAGATGGGTTGATGATAAGTACGATGCAGGTAAGCATAGCGAATATGCCTCAGACCTACAAGCCTCAAACTTTATTCACATTTACAATTCGGTTGTTTTTTTTTATCAAGTCTACAGAAACTGGATAGAAGTTACTCAGGCTTATTTGGTCAAGGAAATGATGGACAGGGGGATGACTACGGAGTCGGCTCTAAAGGCGGTTCAAACTTTATGCGAGACTTTGGATGGCAGTATTGCGCCAAATCTGTTGCCGACCAAGAAAATATATCAGTTAACGAAAGCTACGAATTAACAACTATACATTTCTTAAACACGCTATCCTATCTAAAGGCTAAAGCCGATTATGACAAGGAGCAGTATAGAAAACTTAAATAAGACAAGCCCTGCCATTTTTGGTGGGGTTAGTTATTTTTAGACATTCTGTATATTTATTTGCGTGAGTATAGGAAAAGCACAAATACAATCACTTAGGGATAACTATTTACAAAGTCTGGGTGACACAGGGTTTGGAGTAGTTAAACAGGGCAGTTTGCCCTTATTAGAAGAAACCTTATCTTTATATGGAGAGGCTTTTAATACGGCAATAGGGGCTAATCTGCAAAAGACTGGCTCAATCAGTTCGGGTAGATTGGCTGACCCCGAACAACATATAATTACTAAATTCGCAACTGGATATATTTTAAGCGTTGGTTATGCTCCAGGAAGCGAAGCCTCTAAGTATTACGATTATGTCAATAAGGGAGTTAAGGGAGTAGGAGGTAAGAATGCGAAGCCTAAAAAAAACACAGGGCAATACTCATATAAAACCCCGTATGCCAATAATAAGATGGCTACAAGTGTCTTATTATGGTTACGCAAAAGTGCCAATACATCAAGAAACGAAAAGGTAACAATTACCAAGGTTCAGCGTAAGAGAAAAAAACTTGCAAACATAGTTTCTAAAACAGATAACCTTAAGCTATTGGCTTATAAAATATCTACCGCAATTAAAAGGGATGGCTTAAGAGCGACATTCTTTTTTGACAAGGCAATTTCAGAAGTATTTAATAAACAATTTATTGAGAATGTAGCTACCGCAGTTGGTGGGGATATTCAAATACAGATAAAACAAACAATTAACGAAAGTAAGAATGGCAATAACAATAACAAGTAGCCCTGCACCTTATTCGTCAATGCACGAAAATCTTTGGTTCGTTTCAAGTTCTACTAATAGCGGAACTACAAACTTTAAATTCGTGTACGATGTTTATATTAACGGCAGTCAGGTAGTGCGTTCTAAAGTATTCCCTTCGCCAAGTGCAGAAGGTAGTTATGGGGTATTTAATGCATCGCCAATGGTTCGAAGCTTTGTAACTAATTATTTCGAGCCTTCTGGGAATTCTATACTTGTAGCTTCAAATGACAAAATCAAGGTCGATTACGATGTAAGAATAGGAGAGGAAGTAAGCGGGATAACAACAAGTAATTTAGCATCTGGTAGCTATTCAGCGTATAACTTTGTGCCACCTTTGTTTGCGGATGTGTTCTTAACAAAGAACAATACCCCTTTGGTGCTATCCGATTATTATGACAACCTATTGCTTGAGAACTTTACGGATGATTTTTTAACAGAGCGTAATACCGATGACATAACGCTTGAATATGGGGATAACTTTTATATTACCTTCTTACGCATAGCAACGGGAGGTTATTCTGCTTGGGTGGAGGTATTAGACGAAGGCGATATAGTTACCAATACAGTTTCTGGGAACATAACTTTAGGCGGACAATTCAATATGTTTAATTTACAAGCAGGGCATATAAACGATTGGGCTTCTGGGAGTATTATAGATGAAGACACATACGGATATAATTTCTATTTAAAAAGAGGTATAGCACAAACCAGAGTTATTAAGATAAGACAAAAGTGCTATCCTAAATATCAGCAATTTAACCTCGAGTTCTTAAATAGACTTGGAGGATGGGACACTAAAAAGTTTGCCTTAGTTAATAGAAGGTCAAGCGAATACGAACGAGCATCATATAGGCGTAGCGATTGGCAGCTTAATGGTGGGCAAATGACAAACATTGATGGGTACAACAGATATAACGAAACGACTTTTAACTATGCTATTCAGCATAAAGATAAATATAGGCTTACAAGTGATTGGGTTAGCGAACAGGACTATAGCTGGTTGGCTCAGCTTGTATCTTCGCCTATTGTCTATATGGAGGTACTGGGTGCTTATTTCCCTGTAACCATAAACACGACTAATTACGATTATAAATTAGAGAGTGCGGATAAATTATTTAACTTTGAAATAGAAGTTGAAGTAGGAAGATATTTAACAAGCCAATTTAGATAATGATAAGCACAGAAATATACGTAGAGGAACAAAGAATAGATTTACTAAAAGATATATCTACTGAGTTTACTTATGCCATTGATGATGTTAGCGACTTTGGTAGCAGAAATACTTCTTTCAGTAAAACGATTAATATTCCAGGTACTGGCAATAATAACTTAATATTCGGTTACATATTCGAACTTAATAATGCGAACGTAACTTATAATTCCTTACCAAACGTCGGTTATAATTATAACGTAACTAAACAAGCTAACTGCAAAATCTTTATTGATAAGGTGCAGATATTTAAAGGGACTTTACGAATTCTGGAAATAGTTATAGACAAAGAAACAATAGAATACCAGTGCAGTGTAGTAGGAGAACTTGGGGGCTTTATTAATCAATTAGGCAATAAGAGGTTAGAGGACTTGAACTTCAGTGCATACAATCACACATATAGTGTCGCTAATATTAGCGCAAGTTGGGATAACCCAGGAGGTTCTGGGTACTATTACCCGCTTATTGACTATGGTAACGTAAGTACTGGTGCGGGTTCAGGGGGTGCAGGTGGATATGGAGTAGCTAAAAAGGACTTTCAATACACTACATTTAGACCTGCTTTATATGTCAGGGAGTATATACAAAAAATATTTGAAGGTACAGATTACACATTTGACTGCTCATTCTTTGATACACCTTTATTTAAAAGGCTTATCATACCTCATAATCAAACTACTATTACTGCATTAAACAATACCAGTTTAAGTGCAAGTGCTATTAATAGAAATATGCTATTAACAAGTGACTTTTACGTTAAGTATAATTTAGTAACGGCAGGTAGCTTCACAATAGATGGAACAAACACTTTGTTTACTTATACTGGGGCAACGCTTACAACTAATATACAAATAACCTTAACTGGCTTTGTGAATATATGGGATGTGCCTCAGTCTGACTATTCAGTAATACTAAGAAAAAATGGTGTCCAAATTGGCTCACAAGATTTCGATGCCAATGTAACAAGGATGCTTAATTGCAATTTCAATGTAGACGGGGTAACATTTAACACTGGGGACACTATGCAAGTAGAAATACTTGGAACGTTAATGGAGTTAGAAATATTTAATGGTAACGTAGGGGTAACCACAAGTACACCAACTCAAGTACAAATTAACTTAGGAGAAAGCATTAAAATTAACGAGACAATTCCAAAGGGTATATTCCAAAGGGACTTCTTTTTAAGCGTGGTTAAAATGTTTAACCTTTACGTTTATGAAAATAAATTTAATGACAAGGAATTAGTTATCAGCCCATATGTAGATTTTTACCCTATCAAAGCAGATGAGGCTTTGGACTGGACAGATAAGGTAGATAGGGCTAAGCCTATAAGTATTAAGCCAATGAGCGAAGTAAATGCTCGTTACTATAATTACAAGTTCAAAAGTGATAATGATTTCTACGGGGAGAATTACCGAAAGAAATATACAGAAGGATATGGCGATTTTATTTTTGATACTGAATTTGACTTTGTAAAGGAGACAGATGTTTTAGAAGTTATATTTGCAGCATCTGTATTATACCAGGCAACAGGTCAGGACAAAGTATTCCCTGCTATTTATAAGAAGTCTAACACGAATAGCGCAGAAGATAGGATGGATAGCATTATAAGAATAATGCAAACCAAAAAGATTACAGGGGTAAATAGTTGGGATATTATGAATACAACTACTATTTTAGGTAGTTATACAAGCTATGGTTATGCAGGGCATCTGGATGACCCTATTAATTCTACAAGTGACATTAACTTTGGTGCGCCTAAAGAAATTCAATTTGTACCTGCGAACTTTACTGAGTACAATGTATTTAACGAATTCCATAGCCCGTACCTTGCGGAAATAACAAACAAGGATAGTAAGCTATTAAGTTGCTATGGATTGCTTGATACAATAGATATATTTAATTTAAATTTCAGTAAATACGTTTACATTGATGGTGTATTATTTAGACTTAATAAAGTAGATAATTACAACCCAATGGAATACAATACAACTAAACTATCATTTTTAAAAGTGATAAATACAAAATACCCAGTAATATAATATAGAATGGCAGATACTACTAATAAACTTACTTTAGACATACAGGTCGGTGGAAACCAAGACCAAGCATTAGGCTCTTTAAAAAAGCAACTGAGAGAGGCTACATATGAAGTAGCTAAACTTAGTGCTCAATATGGAGACACGAGCAAGGAAGCGATTGAGGCAGCGAAAAGAGCTGGGGAACTAAAAGACCAAATCGGTTTTGCTACAAGCTTAATAGATGCCTTTAATCCAGATGCTAAGTTTAAAGCCTTAACTTCTTCTTTAAGTGGGGTAGCGGGTGGCTTTGCTGCGGTGCAAGGGGCTATTGGATTATTCGGTGCTGAGTCAGAAGCAGTAGAAAAGACTTTATTAAAGGTTCAATCTGCGATGGCTATTTCTGAGGGGCTACAAAATGTAGGGGAAAGCATAGATAGTTTTAAGCAGTTGGGTGCAGTTATTCAAAGCACTTCTGTATATCAAACTGCCTATAACTTTGTTATGGGACAAAAGGTTGCGATACAAGAAGCGGATGTGGCTACCACTACGGCAGCGACTATTGCAACAAGAGCCCAGGCTGCTGCGACCAATACGGCAACTGTGGCAACTACGGCATCTACAACTGCTATGAAATTATTTAGAGCAGCTTTACTCGCAACAGGTATCGGTGCTTTAGTAATAGGGATTACTTTACTTGTACAGAATTTTGATAAGTTAAAAGCGGCAGTTGCTAATACCAGTTTCGGAAAATTTATTTCGAGCGTAGCAAGTACTATTACTGCGATAACAGATTTAGTAGGTATAACAAATGCAGCTTCCAGGGCTGAGCAACAAAGACAAGCTATTTATACTAAAGCTGCTGCTGGTACTAAGATAATCAATGAAGGTATAGACAGACAAATAAAATTATTACAAGCGCAGGGGGCTGAGCAAGGTAAAATTGATGCTCTTAAAAAGCAGTCTATACAAAATGAATTAAACGATTTAAAAAAGGCTTCTAACCAAAAAGGTATTTTATATGGAGAACAAGCTAAAAAATATAAAGACCTTCAAAACGAGTTACAGGTAATTGATGCGACTTCTGAGACTGCAAGAAGGGAGGCGGCAAAAGCGGCTGCGGATAAAAGTGCTGCAGCATCTGGTAAGTATGGAGAGGATGCTAAGAAAAAGGCAGAAGCTGATGCGAAGGAAAGAGCCGATGCAGAAAAGGCTGCTTTAGAGAAACTTGGGGAATTGAGGAATGCGGTATTCTTATCTACTTTCAAAGATGAAAACGAAAAAAAGAAAGCAGAACTTAATCTTGCATTCATTAAAGAAAAAGACGAAGTATTAGCTAATACTAAGCTTACGGAAGAAACAAAAAACCAATTGATAATTGGGTTAAGGACTAAGCTTAATACAGATATAGATGCGGTAAACCAGGCGCAAAAAGATAAACAGGCAGCCTCAGATGCCCAAATGCTTGATGAAGCTGCCAAGAAAATGGCAACAGAAGATGATTTAGAATTTCAAAAGCTACAAAAAGGTTTTGCTAAAACTCAGGATGATGAAAAGAAAAAGGCAGCAAAAGACCTTGCAGATATAGATAAAAAAATAGCTAAAAATACTACTGACTTAGAATTAGAAAAGGGATTATTAGACCAAAAGGATGCGGCACTTGAAGAAGCCTTTGCCAATAGTTTAATAACTGAAGAACAATACAATTCTGGAAAAGAGTCTTTGTCTAACGCCAGAATAGAAATTGATAAAAAAGAAGCTGAAACTAAAGTGCAACTTTTACAAATGACTTCTCAGGCTTTAACACAAGCCAGTGAAATATTAGGGAAAGAAACTGCAGCAGGTAAGACATTGGCGGTTGCGGGTGCTTTGATTAATACATACCAAGGTATTGCAGCGGGTGTAAAGCTTGGCTTCCCTTTAGCCATCCCTGCGGTTGCTATGGCATCGATGACAGGTTTTAGTGCGGTTAAAAACATATTAGCAGTTAAAACTCCTGGAGGTTCTGGAGGCAGTGCGGGTAATATGTCGACTCCAAGTATTTCAGCGGCAGCCCCAATAGCCCCGCCTCAACCCCAAGCGGCAACTACCAACATTAGCAATCAGTCAATTAATGCTATGGGCAACCAGGCTATTAGGAGTTACGTAGTGGAGAGCGATGTAACAAATAGTCAACAACGTATGGCAGCTATTCAACAGAGGGCAAGATTTGGCTAAATGATAACAATTTAAAAAATTAATATTTAACATTATGGACTTACCTATATATTTATTGGACATAAGCGAGGACATGAATGACGATGCGGAAGTAGATTACGTAGCATTAGTCGACAGACCTGCGATACAAAAGAATTGGAATGCTTTTAAAAATCAACAACGCTTTGATGTGGTTAGCGAAGACAAGCGTATTATTTCTGGGCCTCTTATGTTGGCTGACGTTCCTATTTTTAGGAGCGATGCTACTTATGGGGACTATTATGTGGTGTTTTCTAAAGATACAATTTTTAAGATTGCGCAAAAGTTTTTCAAAAGAGGCTACCAATCGAATGTAAACTTAATGCATTCGCCCGACCAACAGGTAGATGGGGTTACAATGTTTGAGAGTTTTATTACAGATGAAAGTAGAGGCATACTCCCAATGAAAGGCTTTGAAGATGCGCCAGACGGGAGCTGGTTTGGTAGTTTTAAAGTAGACAACGAGGGTGTTTGGAATGATGTGAAAGAAGGTAAATTTAAAGGCTTTAGCGTAGAAGGTTTATTTACCTACAAGACTAAACCAAGTAAAGAACAAGAACTCATGAATGCAATTAAAGAAATATTGCAGATGGTTAAATGATAAACAAAATCTTTTATTAATATTTAAACAAAAAGAATGATGAACG